CGTTCACACGCGGCGGCAATTTCTTCTTTCTTAAATTCTTGTGTATATTTACCAATAAGAGTAGTAACAGATATATAATCATTACCTAAATCATCTGTGTACTTATGTTCCTCTTCATTAAAGTACAGTATTCTACCCTTTGGCAAAATCTTTTCTGAAACGCATTTTCTTCCCATCTTCTTCGGCAGTTCTACGTCTACGACGATTAGCAATATGATAAGCAATAATCTTTGCTTTACGTTCCTCTCGACTTAAACCTTCAAGTTCCTCAGCATGAGTTTTCTTAAAGAACTTAGCTGGACTGTATTCAAATCTACCAACACGAGGAACACTGACAACTTCATCTCCTCGCATCATAGCTTTGGCAACACTATCCTTTTGTGTTCTTTCCAGTAACTCTAATACTTTCGCCTTTTGGTCAGGTCTTAACTTTTCCCAAGCTGCAACACTTCGTTTATAAGAAGCAGGTCGTCGAAGAACATAAGGTTTAAGATGTTTTTCAATACGTTCATCTACGAAAGGAACTAACTTATCATAAACAAAAGGATTAAGCATATTTTAGTTATTAATAGCAGGAGATTCAATCCAAACACCTATAATAGAATATTCATCTACAAGAACAAACTCACTAAACTTAACAGTTCCAACACCAGCAATAGATTTACCGTCACGATGAATTTTCTGTTTAGCTGCAAGTGTTTGAGTATCACCCGGAATTTGAATAAGAGTAGGAATACAACCGTTTTCCAGTTTTACTTTATCTCCAACATTAAGACATTTGACATTTTCGGCAACAGCTATAACAGTATAAGCCTTAGCTGAAATCTTATTAATCTCCTCGTTATTAAGAATGTTAAGAGTAGATACTTCAAAATCTGCACGAAGAAGAACTTTGTTACCACGAGGACTAAATGTAATTTTTGTTTCCATAGTTTTACTTTGTTTAGGATTTACATTATTATAACTATGAGTACAAATATATAATATAATCTTATCCCATGCAAGCAAATCTAAATAAATTTCAAACTGAATTAATAAAATTATCACTATCAAAAGCAGAATTATCAATAAGTCTAATAGTAATTACAGTATTAGCGATTGCAAGACCTCACGAGTGGGCGTCCAACCTGCTCTCCCACCGGGAGTACACAAGTTAAAACTAATAAAATCCCTATTAAAAGCTCTTCAAAGTTTACCACTTTTTGCATTACCAGTTTTCCCACCAAAAGAATCAATTTTGGCGACATTAGTATCTTGACTAGTTGCACTACTAAAATCACTAATTTTTGAACTAATTTTTTCGTTATTAAATTCGTTATTAATTTCGTGATTATTTGATATAGTTTCTGAATTACGAGTTGGAATTTGTATATATATTATATATTCATTATTTGTAATAATATTACAAGTAATATTATTACTATATATAGGTATATGGTCAATTAATTCAAAAATTCATTCAAAAATTACGGAAAATAATGATGCAAAAATTGTAGATTTTAGTGAAGATAGAGGTCATTTTACAGGTAATTTTACAGATCAAATTACAAGTAATATTGAAATTATATTAAAAATTAATTCAAAAATTAAGGAAAATAGTAATGTAAATGATAGAGATTTTAATGAAGAAACTAATGAAATTTTTAATATTGATAAAAGTTATTCTTAAAATTAAGAAAATAATAATGAAATTTTTAACAGTTTTAATAGTTATTGTGATAATATAAAAGATAAGGATATTGAAATTTATATTACTATTTATATGAGAATTTTCAAAATGTTAAAAATAAAGATAATTAAATTATAGATTCTTTTCGAATTTTTAGGAGTATTGATATAGAAGATTGTAATGATAATTCAGATATTAATGTAAGTGTTTTTATAAATAATGAAAATGAAGATAGGAATATTAAAGATTTTCATAGTTTTTGTAAAGGTAAAAGATTAAATTTTAAGGATAATTTTGGTAATATTACTGTGAATCTTTTTGTAGGTATCGGAAATAATACGAATGTTTATAATAAACTTATGAATCTTAAAATGAATAAAAGATGTAAAAATAAAAATGATAATTTTAGATATTACAATAGTGATAAAAATATTAAGGGTTTTTAAGATTTATAGATTGAATGAAATGATAATATAAAGAATAAAGATTTTAATAATTATGAAAGTGTTTACAAAGGTATTTATAATAACGATATTAATAAAAATAAAAATTCTAAGGATTATGAAATTTTAATAATTATAGATAAGAATAATTTAATAGATGATTTTATTGATAAATATGTGAATCTTTTTAGGAGTATTAAAAATAGTATAAATATTTGTATTGTGGAAGTACCTAATGAAACTGCCCCGTCCATTCAAGGGTTTGCGAAGCCCCCCGCTTGAGATTGCAGGAAAGAAAAAAATAAACGTTTCCTGAATAGTCTAATTAAACATTATTCAACTATGGCAAAGCAAATCAAAGAAGCAACCGAAACTGTTGTTAAAGTTGTTCGCATTAGTGGTAAAACTAAACCGCTGGCAATTAATGGTAAAGAGAATACCGATAACGTCGTATTCTTGCGTGCATTTGATGCCGAAAGCGGTGCGAAACTCGACACACCATTAAGTATTACCGAAAGTAGGGCAAAGATGTTCGGTTTCTCGTGCCTTTGTATTAGCGAGGAAACAGCCGAACGAGATAACGCCGGAAACATGGTTGAGGAACTCAACACGCTAACGAATCCGCCCAAGTATTACGAAATGACATTGCGAGTAATACCGAAAGGCGAGCCGGGCGAATGGGGCTATAAAACCAAAAAGGCCGTAACGGTAGACGGCAAAGAGTACAAAGCGGGTGAACTTGTGCCCTATCGTACTACTGGAACAATGATAGTAGAAGCTATCGGTAAAGAGTACAAAGATACGGATTTCAAGAGCGCCGCGATTAATCGTATCAACGGAGCCGCAAACGCTGCCGGTGATATGGCATATCGCGTTGAAACTTTCCGGTTGATGTTCGGACGTGTTCCGAATATGGCTAACGAGGAAGACCGAAATACACTGCTTTCGCTTCCGGTAGCACACTAAACTAATAGCGTTAAGGATGGCGAACGTCGTAATGATGTTCGTCATTCTTTTCGTAAATTACAAGTTTTATTACGACCAACACTTTAAGTTTCATTACGATTAGCACTATTAAAACTATGAAATGGTTAGGATTTATAACATTAGTTCTAATTGAATCATTAGCTATATTCGGTTTATCATTAGAAAAAATAGGATTTACTATTCCACAAGCGATATTAATTTCGTGTTATGTTGTGTCATTAATTATCACAATTACGGGATTTATTATTGCGCATTTTGTAAATCTACAAAAAGAAAGAGAAAATGAATTTCGAATTTTAGTAGAAAAATTACGAGGACAAGAAGAAGCAATTAAAACAGTAAAAGAACAAGTGTTTAGAATAGGACAAAATGTATTAATTTCAGAAGAAAAACTGGAAGATATTAAGGAAGAATTTAAGAGATTAAAATGATGTGAATTAGAGGGATTAATTGCGAAGGTATTATCTCCACTTTTATCTTTATTATTCTCACTATCAGAATCTCCAATTTTAGGCAAATAATCTCTTAATAATTGTTTTTTAATATTTCCTAATATTTTTATCTATAATATTTCTATCATCTTTTCAATTAAAAATATCTATAATTGTTCTTATCAATTTCTTATTATTAATCTCTTTAATATTTTCATTCTTTTTCATATTAATATTTTCATATTAATAGTTCATTAATCTCTTAATAATTGTTATTAATTATTTTTCAATAGTAGTTATATTATCATTTTCAATAATAATTATAATAATTGTTATTGATTATTTTTCATTATCATTTATAATAATTTCGATATTAATATTTTCATTTTCATTTTCAATAATAATTGTAATAATTATTTCTCTATTTCTTTCATTCTTTTTAATATTACGTTTAACTATAAAATTTATATGAAATTTACAAATAATTTCTTTATCACCTTTACCATAATTTTAGGCAAATAATCTTCCTTATATTGTTATCATTAAAATCGTAATAGTAATTGCTATAATTATTGTAATAATATTTTCATTCTTTTTATTTTTACTCTTTACAATATTATAACTTTTACATTTGCTTTTATTAATAATAACAATATTCTCATTATTCTTTTTATCATTTTGAGCATTAATATTTTCAATTTGATTTTCATTAACTATAAATATAATAATTGACATTGTAATTGTAATAGAATTTGTAATATTAATTGTAATTATTTATTCTTTACTTTTATATTATTTATTTTCATTATTAATTATAATAATTTTAACATCATAATTATCATGACTTGTGCTATCATTGGATTTATTATTTCCTATTTATTTGTTAAATTAACAGTAGGAAATTCAGTAAACATAACTGGTGAACCAGAGTTTACACTAACAAAAAAACTACAAGCATCATTTCTGATATTCTTATTCGCAGGATATTGGGTTGTATTACTTGTAAAATATCTCATTTCATTAATTTAATTAACTATGAACACAACAGAATCTCCTAAACGAAAAATATCTGCATTAGAACGTACAATCGTTGCAGGTATGGGTAGTATTACAATGCCTGATATGATGGCATTACATAAGAAATTTCCTACATTAGCTATCGAAGATGTTTATGATATACTTAGTTCGATAGAAACATCTGCATTAAGTACAACATCACGAGAATTTATTCTTCAATATGCAGAAGTAAGACTTCTTAGTTTACGAAAATCTAAAACTATTGAAGAAGCAACAGAACAAACTCGTGAAATATCAAAAAAAGTACAAGCTCTCATATTTCGTAATGAAGAATTAAATGACCGACTTGAAAGACAATCATCTTACATTGATAAACTTCAACGAGAAATATCAACATTCAAATCAGTAAATAAAAATATTAAAATAGTATCTCTCGTACTATTATTCTTACTGATTGGTCAAGTTATAGCACATTTTACATTATAAATTTTAACAATAATTCAATTATGTCGAACAGTATGTTTTTTCTTCCTTGCATTTGTATCATCATTTGCTTTATTATTTCCGCTATTACTTATACCTATAATAAGGCCAAAGATAGAGCAGTTGATAAGGCTATTAATGATGATATTCAAGATGGTTTTGTATGCTTGGGGGATGTTTATATTAATAAGTATTCTATTGAGTCTATTTATTTAGATGATAATGGACATCTTGTTGATATTAAAACAGACCATAATCAATATTCTTATCGTTTTACAAGTGAAAGTTCATATCATAAATATCTTGATTATCTTGAAAATACTTGTAAAATTGATACAATGATTCATAATCAGTATTAATTTATGATATGGAAAGTAATAGCAATAGTCTTTTGGAGTTTAGTAGGTCTAATAGGCTTTTGCAAATGTATTGACGGTGATGAATCAAAAACTCTCACTGGTATTATTTATATAATTATTTCATTAGCTTTCCTAATTGGTATTGCTATTGGAGTATAAACTGTTAATCATATGACTGCTAAACTAATTGTATCTGTTAAAGAAGTAAACGGTATCGCACAAGTCGTTTACTATTGTAAAGAACGTCGGCGTATTTATCGTAAATCGTTCGCTGATACTGTTCGAGAATTTCGTGATGCTTACAGAAAAGCTAATAAAAAATAAGTTGCAACTGAGGAGGGCTACGCAGCTGGGCTACGCCCAGCCGCTCCGCTCCCCGGTGGGAGAGGAGGTTGCACGCCCACTTGTCACGTTACTCACGAAACTATTATTATAACTCTTACCACTAATAATATAGAAACTATGTTATGTGAAATTATATCTGAAACAAAAGGTACTATTATTAATTTACCTATACAAGGTGATATTAATGTTGGTCATGATGATTATATCGAAATCAATAATGTTCGATATGTAGTTCGTCGAAAAGAATATATTCTTAAAACTGAAACTGAATCTACTGAAAGACAAGTTTATATTACTCGAATTGTTATTTATGTCATGTAAATTATGCCAAATTTAGAAGATTGTGTTATTCAGTTCGAAGACCCTAATCCAACAATGACTCGTGTCGAAAATGCTCCTGCGGATATTGGTGCTGATATAGTATTTCCAAGTGTGGAACCGGAACATTTACGAGGTAGTTCATTATCTGCTATTAGGCCTATGACTGTTGCAGAATATAATAGTATTCACGCAAATGATTATAAAACGGAAAAGAATACTGGTAGTATCATTCTTATTATGATTGTTGCAACAATATGTTTAATTAAAGTCATTAGAGCTGCGAAAAAATCAGATTAGCTAAATATGACTGCTGAACAAGAAAAAGATTTTAAGAAAAGAGGCATATATAATGATATTATTCTGATGACAAATCTGACGATGATATATTGTTATATTATGTTCTTTGCTCTTGAAGAAGTTGTTAATATCTTTGGTAAACGTTATCGACATTCAACCAAGTATTATTATAATATCGTTCGAAAAGTTCTCGATAGAATTAATTGTGATAATATTAAT